ATAAAGGCTGATACAAGTAGAGCAGAATATACAAACAATGATGTATCTGTAGACTTATTATCGAATGGTTTTAAATTAACAGGAACTGACTTGGCTATTAATGGACCATCAAATACTATAATATTTGCTGCATTTGCAGAACATCCATTCAAAAACAGTAACGCAAGATAACAAGGCGTAACAAGGTGGCACATTTCGCAATGATAAACGAAGAAAACCTAGTAACACAAGTAATTGTAGTTGCTAACCAAGACACAGCAGATAAAGACGGTGTAGAGAACGAAGCTATAGGCATTGAGTTCTGCACTAATCTTTTAGGTGGTCGCTGGGTTCAAACTTCATACAACGCTACTATCCGTAAAAACTATGCTGGTATTGGTTACAAGTATGATGAAACTTTAGACGCTTTCATTCCACCACAACCATTTGCTTCATGGACTTTAGATGAGGCAACTTGTCAATGGAAAGCACCTGTAGATTATCCTACAGACGGTAAGAGATATACTTGGAATGAAGAAACAACATCTTGGGACGAAGTAGTATCTACTGACTAATGGACCCAATAACTTTACTAGCAGCCTTAGGGCCTCTAGCTGTTGATTTAGGTAAATCCCTAATCAATAAGTTTATTGCACCTGATCAGTTTAAACCTGCAACCATCGAGCAGTATGCTCAGATGAAAAATATAGACCTAGAGTTCTTTAAGGTTATGAATGATGCTGGAGCAGGTAATTCTTCATACCCTTGGGTAGAAGCTATTGTTAGATTAATGAGGCCTCTAATAGGCCTTCTTGTGCTTTCTACATGGGTATATATGCATGTAGCTGGTATAGCAACTCCTGAAGTAGATAACTTTGCTAGTGCAGTAGGATTCTATTTGTTTGGTGAGCGTAGCCTATTCTACATTAAAAAGAAATGAATCTAACTCCTAACTTTACACTAGAAGAACTAACACATAGTGATATGGCTAAACGTTTAGGTTTAGACAATACTCCTAGTAAAGATGTAGAAGCTAATCTTATTAGGTTAGCTAGAATGTTAGAAGAAGTTCGTAGAGTTTTAGGTAGACCTATACATATTAATAGTGCTTATCGTAGTCTAGAAGTTAATGGTAAAATAGGTAGTAAACCAAACTCACAACATTGTACTGGATGTGCTGCTGATATTACAGTTTCAGGTTTAACACCTGATAATATTGTTAAAGAAATACTTAAAACAAACATTGAATTTGATCAACTTATTAGAGAGTTTGATTCATGGGTACACATTTCAATACCTAATAAGTTTGCAGATAAACCTCGCAAACAAGTACTCATCATAGATAAAGCTGGCACACGTCCATACTAATGCTATGAACCTGATTACTGTTGAGACGTGTAAAGCTGTCTATGATATGTTAAGACACTTACCACCATTCAACAAGTATCAATTACCAAGACCTTCCGAGATAGAGTTTCTAGTTGTAGATGATCCTGCATTGTATGGTCAGTACCAACCTGAACCACACTGTATTACAATCAGTACAGCAAAACAGAGTTATTTACAAACCCTAGAGAAAACAATGGCACATGAAATGGTGCATCTTATTTTATACCTTCAGGGTAAAAGATATGAGCTTCATAACAAAAACTTCTATAAACTAACATATCAAATAGCCGATATCTACGGCTGGGAACCCAAGGACTTATAATGCCTAACGAACATTTAACAGATGCTACTAAACATATACTAGATACAGCATCTATAGCTACAGCAGTTGGAACACTAATGCAAGTATTGCCTGCTATTGCAGCACTATTTACAATTGTATGGACTGTCATTCGTATCTATGAAACAAAAACAATACAAAAACTATTAGGTAAACATAAAGGATAAGTATGGCTACTTCAGGTACAACAACATTTAGCGTAACCCGTAATGACATTATACAGTCATCTCTACGTCTATTAGGTGTGCTTGAAGAAGGTACACAACCAACAGCACCTGCTATTGAGAATGCAAGTATGGTTCTTAATATGATGCTTAAAGATTGGATGACAGATGGTATTAAACTATGGACAGTTACTGAGTTAACCCTTCCTTTAATTCCTAATCAAACATCCTATACTTTAGGACCATCATCTTCTTATGATATAAATACTGATAAACCTTTAAGACTTATTCAATCGTTCTTAAGAAACATGTCTGTAAGTCCTCCAATTGATTTACCTATGTCTATTCTCTCACAACAAGAATATAACATACTAGGTAGTAAAAGATCTACAGGCACAGTAAACTCTGTGTACTACTGGCCTTATACTACTTATGGAGAACTTAAAGTATTCTTAACTCCTGATTCTAATACAGCTACTAACTATGATTTACACATTACTGTGCAACGTCCTATTGAAGATATTACTACAGCTAATCAAACCTTTGACTTTCCATCAGAGTGGTATCAATCATTACGTTGGGGTCTAGCTTCTGAAATTGCTGCTGATTATGGTTTACCTTTAGATAAACTAGGTGGTGTTATTGCTAGAGCAGAATCATATAAACAAAGATTAATGGCATGGGATACAGAATATGCTTCTACATTTTTCCAACCAGATATTAGAGCACAAATACTAAGGTTTAGATAATGCAAACATTACGTTTACCAATGAGCTATGGGGTAGAGTTTCGTAATGATACCACAGACAAAGGTTCTAAGATGGTTAACTGTTATCCAGATGACTATAATGGAACTATCTATGCTAAGAAGAGACCTGGTTATGTCTCATCAGGTGTAGACTTTGGTACAGGTACTGCACAAGGTGTTTATACATATGCTAATAAAATCTATGCAGTATTAAATAATACACTTTATAATACAGACTTAACTACTACTACAACAGTAGGTACAATTATAGGGACTACAAATCCTTGTTACTTTACTAATACACTTAATAATGGTTACTTGTTTTTTCATAAAGGTGACTATGGTTACACTTACAATGGAACTACATTAGCTAAACTTAGTAATGATGGTGTTGCATTTATTACAGTTAATACTGGTGGTACAGGATACTTAGATCCATTTCTTTGGATAGCTTCATCTCCTGTTTCTCAATACCAAACAATTTACTTTGGTACTAATGTTTATTTAATTACTGTTGCAGGTACTCTTGGTACTACTGCTACTACATTTACTAGTGGTACAGCAACAAATGGAACAGCAACATTAGCTTATATTGGAACTACAACAGCTCTAGTACCTACTGTTGTGTTTGGATCTGAGTGGAAAGCTACTACAGCTTATACACTTAATACACAGATATTTTATGGTGCTAACTTATATACAGTAACTACTGCAGGAACTACGGCATCAACAGCACCTACATTTACATCAGGTAGCCAAACAGATGGTACAGCTACTTTAACATATGCTGGTAATGCTGCTACAGGATCAGCAGTTATAACAGGTGGTATTCTTACTACAATTACTGTTACAAATGCTGGAACAGGATATACAAATCCTCCTTCAATAACAGTTGGTACTGCTTGGGCTCCATCTACAACTTATACAATAGGTCAACAAATTGGAGCAGGTGCTAATCTTTCTACTGTAGTTGTAGCAGGTACAACAGGTACATCAGCTCCTACACATATTAGTGGTACTGCTGCTAATGGTACAGCTACTCTTTTATGGGCTGGTATTCCAGCAACAGTTAGTTGTTTATTAAACGGTTTTCCTTCAGGCCCTATTGTACCAGGAACTGCTTACTTTGATACTTATGTATTTGTAATGACAGAAGATGGTAAAATCTGGAATAGTGAACCTAATGATCCTACTAAATGGGATGCTTTAAATTATGTTACAGCAGAGGCAGAGCCTGATAAAGGTGTAGCTTTAGCTAAACACTTTAACTATTTAATGGCTTTTGGTCAATGGTCTACAGAGTTTTTCTATGATGCAGGAAATGCAGTAGGATCTCCACTATTACCTAACCAAACATTCCGTATTGAGTTTGGATGTGCTAATGGTAATTCTGTTGTAGAAATGCAACAAACAGTTGTATGGGTAGCTGTAGGACGTAATACTGGTAGAACAGTGCTTATGCTTGATGGTACTAGACCTGTACAAATATCAGATGTATCTATAGAAAGAATACTAAATCAGTCTTCTTTACAGAATGTAAGGTCTTATTCATTAAAGATATCAGGACATTACTTTTATGTTCTTAATTTATTAGATGATGATTTAACACTTGTTTGTGATATTAAATCTAAACAATGGTCTATATGGACTTCTTATGTAAATGGTCAAGAAAATATATTAGACGGGGTATTTTATACTTCTTATAATAATGAAGGCTATGCACTTGACAATGACAACGGAGTACTGTATAATGTTAGTGAACATAATTACACTGATTTAGTTGGACCTATTCAATATAGAATTAGAACACCACTAATAGATGCCGACTCTACTATGCGTAAGTTTATAGGTAGACTTGAAGTAGTAGGTGATAAAATTGGAGCTACACTTCGAATACGACATACCGATGATGACTACCAAAATTGGTCTCAATATCGTAATGTTGACTTAAATGCAACTAGAAGTGTTCTATATCAAAACGGTAATTTTAGACGAAGAGCATATGAATTTTTCTGTACAGACAACCAGCCAATTAGATTGCAAGCTTGTGAAATGGACCTTGACGCAGGAACAAACTAAAGCTATTGAAAAAGCCTATGAAGGCTATAAAGATTCAAGACAGTGTTCTTTTGAAGAGTTTTGTGAAAGAGTTAGAAATTTTAATATTATTCCTGTAGAGAATAAAAATGGTATTGTTGGAGCTATTATGATTTGTAAGAATGAATTCCACATATCAGTTACTGAACCTTTTAATATGCGTAAATATATTAGAACAGTATTTAATCCTCTATTTAAGAACTATTTAGAAGTAGTTACAACTGTTATAAAAAGTAATACTAAAGGATTAGAATTTGTTAAACGTATTGGTTTTGAAGAAGTTAATCGTAAAGATAACATTATTTATTTAAGGATGAATCATGGGTGGAGTTGTTGATTTTGTAGGAGACGTAGTTGGAGGAGTAGCCGACGTAGTTGGAGACGTAGTTGGTGGCGTTGTTGACGTTGTAGGTAGTGTAGCTGAGTCTTTAGGACCTATTGGTACTATGGCAGCTATGTACTTTGGCATGCCTGCTTTTGCTCCTTCAGGTTTTGCTGCTCTTAATGCTCCTAGTATTTTAGCTGGTACAGGAAGTACCTTAACAGGTGCAGGAATGTTAACTGGTGGGTTAGGTACGTCTATAGGTGGTTCATTACTATCTACTGCTGGTGGTCTTGGAGTGTCTAGTGCTTTTAGTGGAGCTAATAGTTTTATTAATGGTCTTGGTGGGTTTACTAGTAGTGTTCCTAATGCATCAGGTTCTTTTGGAAGTATCTTAGATTCTGTTGGTAACTTTGCTAAAAACATTGTGTCAGGTGAGTCTGGTGGTATTCCAACAGGACAAGGTAGTGGAGGTCTTAGTAAATATACTAATCTTATTAAGAGTGGTATGAATATTTATGATGCTCTCAATGCTGAAACAGGTCAAGATCCTAATGCTGCTAGAAGTGCTGCAGATCCTTACTCTCAATTTAGACAAGATGCTTCTACTAAATTAAATCAATTAATGCAAAACCCTAACCTAGTTTATGGTTTACCCGGTTATCAGTTTGCTCAAGAAGAACAAGCTAAGAGTATTCAAAGACAAGCAGCTGCTTCAGGTCAATCTATTTCAGGTGGTACTTTAGCTTCATTACAAAAACAAAATGCTGCAGTAGCTCAAGACTGGTTTAATAATTATGTAAGTCAGTTGTCTACACAAGCAGGTGTAAATCAATCTCCGGCAGTAGGTCAAACAGCTTATGCAAATGCCGCTAGTATGAAGTCATTAGCAGAGAAAAATAAGAAGGATCAATTACTCGAAGGAGTTATTGGTTTAGGTGGTGCTCTTGGTGGATTTTTTGGATAAAGGATAAATTATGGCAGGCCCTATGTATCATGGTACCTCGACGTTTGGTGGAATAGAAGCCAAAATGGCTAGGGACAGAATGGATGTTCTTAAAACAGCAGAAGCTGAAATTGACTTAGAAGACTATAAAAAATCTAAAGAGTTAATGAAGAAGAGTGCTGTTAAAAAGTTAGCTGAGTCTAAAATTAATGAACCTACTTCTATTCCTACTATGAGTAATCAAAAGGAACAGATGCCTTCATATCAGTCACAAGATATGAAACAAGCTCCTACAGGTATGGATCAAGCTCCTACAGAATATGCTACTGCTCCAACAACAGATGTTAATCCTACATCTCCGTTTGGAACTAATGAACAACGTGGTGCTGAGAGCCCTGCTGATATGCCTTATGGCTTTGGTGGTGCTATTCCTAAAGATTATAAGTCTCCTGAGCAAGTTCTGCAAACTCAAGTAGAACCTAGTCCTGGTCAAGAGCAACCTCCTACTGAGAGTCAACCCCAAGAACAAATCCCTGTTCAAGGTTATAACAAACCTCCTCCATCAGAAGAAGCTCCTGTGCCTCAAGCACCTAACAATATTGCTACAAGAGCTAAGAAAGCTACATTAGATTTTACTGAAGCTAATGATCAAGTAGAATCTGCTTATAACTTGGCTGAGATGTTTAAACGAGAAGGTTTATTAAAACCTTATTATAAACAACTTGAAGTTGCTGGTAAACTAGAAGAGACTAGAACTATGGCTCAGTCTCGTCGTATTAATGCTGCTAAAGATATTATGGAAGTAACTGGTAGAATTGCTGGTGGTTATGTTGAAACAGCTAAGCGAACTAATGATCCTGTTGAATTAGAAAGAGCTTGGCAATCTTCTATGATGTTATTAGATATGAATGGTATTCCTGCTGGGCAATTAAGAGCTATGACAGATCCTAAAGCTCGTTTAGCTATTGCTGAGAAGTATGCAGATGCATCTATGTCAGCTGCTAAGAAACTTGAACTTGAATATAGACGAGTTAATATGATAGCTCAAAATGATAGATTTAAAAAATCTCAAGAAACAAAAGATAGACTTGCATCAGAAACTATTTCACATAATGCTTGGAAACGAGATTTTGGTGAACGTAAACTTCAAAAAGAAGAGCTTACAACTTATATTAATGAAGGTCAAAAACGAGTTAACTCATTACAAACAGATCTTAAAATTAAAGAAAACAAACTTCTTGAGTTAAGAAAAGGTAATGTGTTTATTGATTCATCAGGTTTAATGATGGATGAAGAGGCTCGTACTAAAGAAGTCCCTATTCTAGAACAAGAAGTTAAAAACTTACAAACTGAAATTAAACTTGAAGAAGATAAACTTAAAGCTTACACTGCTAAATTAAAACCAGGGGCTAGAGATACTACTGGTAAGACTACTACTGAAAATACAACTGCACCTCCGCAAGAAGTTATTCAAGACACTATTAAGGCTCTTAATGCTAATCCATCAAAAGCTTTACTTGATCATGTTAAAGCTAAATTTAAAGAAGCTTATCCTGATTTAGAGTTTGAAAAGTATATTAAAGTAAATCCTGCTAAATATAAATAAGGAAGTTTAATGCCTACAGCAAATCCTTTATTAGATGGATTTAATGACCCACCTTCTAGCGTAGATTATAATTCTAATGTTGATAACTATTTAGAGTTTTTAAATAAAGCTGAAGGTAGTCCTGACTACAACACCATTGTTGGTGGTGGTAAGTTTTATGATTACTCTAAACATCCCGATACTGTTGGTGCAACTACCAAAGAAGGTCCAAGTAAAGCTGCTGGAAAATGGCAGATTACTAAAAAAACTTACGATGATGTTGCTCCTAAATTAGGTATTACTGACTTTAGTCCTGAAAGTCAAAAGAAAATTGCACTTAAACTTATTGAAGATAAAGGTGCATTAGAAGATATTCAAAAAGGAGACTACAAAACTGCTAACGAAAAGTTAGGTTCAGTTTGGGCAAGTCTTCCATCAAGTCCATATTCACAATCAAAACGATCACCCGAATGGGTTGAGGGAAATTTAAAAGCTACCATGACTGCAGACAATGCAGTTACCAAAGCCGATGAAGCACAACCTCAACAGGTGTTAGATCGGCCTAGTTCTTCTTCTAATCCTTTGCTTGACGGTTTTAAAGAAGAAGTTCAAACAGAAACAAATCCCCTCTTAGCAGGTTTTAATACTCCTACTAAATCTAAAACTAAAACATCATCTTATCCTGGATATGTACCTTTTGAAGGTGGATCTGCTGAAAACATTGATACTGTTAAAGCATTTGTTAAGAGTGCTGTAGGTACAGCTTCTAAACTTATTCCTGCATTACCAGCAATGACTATGGGTGCTCAAGGATTAGGAACATTAGGTACTATCTATGGTGGAGTTCCAGGAGGTATTGCTGGGGCTATTGTAGGTGGTGTAGGTGGATTAATTGCTGGTGAAAAAGCAGTAGAGAAACTTTATGATGAGTTTATGCCTGAGAAGTTTAAAGAGTTTACTGGTTATGATACTAAGACTCGTGAAAAAGAAATAGCAGAAAGCCCTTAGGCATCTCTTTATGGTCCGTATGCTGGTAGTACTGTATTGTTTAGACCTGGATTTATATCTCCTATTAAATTAGGTAGTGGTAAAACAATAAGTCCTTTAGCTCAAAGAGCAGGTTTAGGAGTAGCTGGTGGTGCTTTTGAAGCTGGTTCTGAATTAGCATCAGGTGAAAAGCTTAGCCCTGAAAAGATTAAAGAAGCTGCTATTTTTAGTGCTATTGCTGCTAAACCTACAGTTATAACTACTCAAGCAGAAAAGTTGGCAGCTAACATAATGAAGAAGTTTAAACTTCCTACATTAGAAGAAGCTATGTCAGCTAAGACTCAACCTAAACCTGAAGAACAGTTTACATTACCTGACAATCCTATGCCTCAGGATATAACTAATGTAGCAGAAGCTGAAGCTAGAGCAGGTCAAGTATTTACTCCAGAACAAGAAGCAAGTATTGCTATTAAAGATAGACCTGTTAAAGCAATAATGCAGACTCTATTTGACATAACTAAAAATGTTAGAGAGTCTAAGATTTGGAGAAGTACATTAGAACAGATGGTTCCTGATGTTCGTAATAGAGAAAATATTACTATGGCCCTTGAAGGTCAGAAGTCATTTGATGTATTAGTAAATCAAGAAACTAAACGTCAGAGACTTTATGGTGACAATGAAACAATAATTGCAGCTAAAGAAGCTAGGGCTGAAAGACGTAAGGCTTTAGGTTTACCTAGAAGTATTGCTGATCGTATTGATCGTGGTATGGTTGGTGCTAGACAAGTCTATCGTATGATGATATCTGAAGGTCTTCCTAGTATAGAACGTTATAATGCTAGAATAGCTGCTAAAGAGAATCCTAATACATTTACAGGCTTTGATCGTGCCTGGCATAACTATAATAAATCTAAGGGCTTTCCTAAAGAAGCTACTCCAGAAACACAACTTGAATTCTTAAAGCAACATGAGAAGCGATTAACTAGTGTAGTTGATAGGGTAGAGGCACGTCCGCATGATACTCCTGATACATTTAAAGCTATGGAGTTGGTTAAGAATGAATTTAAACGTTTAGATATTCTTGCTAGAATAGAAGGTCTTTATGAAAAGACTAGACAAAATTACGTAACTCATGCTCTTAACTTTAAAAGTAGTAATTTAAATAGAGCAGAACAAATTAAAATTAGTGATTGGTTATTTAAAAATACTAATGCTAGATTCTTTAGAGACTTTGCTAAGGCTCGTACAATTCGCTACATTAGAGAGCTTGAGTCTAAATTACGTGAAGCAGGTGACAGTTTAGGTATAGATACTCGTGGTGTTATAGTAGAGAAAGATATTGCAAAGATTATGCAAATTTATAAAGACTCTATGGGTAAAGCTCAGATTGAAAAGCGTTTAGTTAACTACCTAACTAAAATTAAGTTAGATGGTAATAAACTTTTAGGTACAATTAAAGAGTTACCTATTATAACTAAAGACTCTAAGACAGCTTATGAAGGTAACTACGTTCCCTTTACTGGACCTGGTTCAGAAGTATTGAAAGGTTACAAAGTACACCCTGACTTTGCAGATCCTTTAGGTCATCTATTCTATCAAAAAGATCCTTTACTACTTCTTCAAGGATTGAACTCTGTTTCAATGCTTGCTAAGACCTTTGCAACTACTGCATCATTATTTCACGCTACATCTTTGTTTATATCTAAATCAACAGCAGCTCCTAGTTTAATGATTAAAGAAATCTTTACTAAGGGAGCTGGTTCTAAACAAGCTTTACAAGAGTTTGAACGTAATGGTGCTAGTCAAACAGTTAAACAAGCTTTAGATACAGGTCTTGGTATTAAATCAGACGACGTTCAATTAGGATCTGTTCAAAAGTTAGGTCAAGACATTGACAACTTTATTAATACTTATTTAATTAAACCTATTAGTAAAGAAACTGGTAACGTTAAACTATTAAGTAGAGGTACTGATCCTTTACAAGAACATTTCTTAAGCCATCTAGATAAGTTTACTTGGGAGTATATGCATACTGCTAGTAAATTACAACTATGGCAACATTACTTTACGGAGATTAAGACCAGACATCCTGAGATTAGTGATCAAGCTATTGGAGAAGAAGTATCTAAGTTTGTTAATAATACAATGGGTGGTTTAAATTGGCTACAAATAGCTAATGATACACAGAATGTAGTGCTTAGAGAATTTTTATTTAAACTTCTTAAAAAAGAAAATAGAATGTGGTCTAACGTAGCTTTATTTGCACCTGATTGGACTGTATCTACACTAAGAGCATTTACTACAGGGTTACCTAAAGAGTTACTAAAACCTCAGAATTGGGAATTACGTAAGGGCTTTAAAGGTTTAAGTGATCCTACATCTCAAGCAGACTTAGCTAGACGCTATGCATTGTTTACATTAATAGGTTGGGCTACTATTTACAATGGTATGAACTATGCTTTATCAGGTAAGTATATGTGGGAAAATAAAGATCCTACTCGTTTAGATTTAAATGATGGTACAACTATGCAAGCAGCTAAACACTCTATGGAAGCTGCTCACTGGGTAATGCATCCGTGGAAAACACTAAGTAATAAACTTGGATACTTCCCTAAAACTATACTAGAAATATCTAAAGATACTACTAAAGGTTCTGTTGATGTAACTCAAAAGATTGTAGAACCATTCTTACCATTCCAAGTAAGTGCTTCTGTTAAAGCACCTA